TCATAATAAAATACCTGTGTCTAGATGTATTATCTCCAGAAACAGGTATTTACACAAATTATGGGAGAGGCTCAACTTTCCTCCTAATACCTTTGTATTAGCATCAATCACTACATCGTAAATTTCATGACTATTTTTAAAAATTACTTCTAAACAGATTTTTGGGTTATGTTCATCAAATAATTCACTCATTTTCTTTTTCTCCTATGATTTCATCGTTAATTTTGTTTGCTCTTTACCTTTAACACCATGGTTTAGCTTTACTTTCTTACCCTGTTGATAGCCTTGCCACATTGCACTATCCCCCGTTCTCTCGCAAGTATCACCCACCGAACGCACTTTACTTTCTGCAAAATTTCGCTGTTCACGCAAGATTTGATGATAATTCGCTAAAGCCGTTTTCTCTTGTTCTGTAAGGTTTAGTGCAAATTCTCTAACAGACTGATAAATCCCATCTACCCAACCTTCGCAAAATGCTTCTGCACGACTAATCAATGTACTCCTCTTTAATCGCTTGCTTTGTCCAGTATTAAAGGCTTTACGAGCAGTATTTAATTGTCTAAACAGCACATCAAAGCAATAAGAGGCTATTTCAGAGCGTTCATCTTGCCCAAAAAATACTACATGGCTTTTAATTGGGTAACCATCGCCTTGCAAATAACAACTCACACCAAATGCTTTATTAGTCACACCGCATAAGCTATGGATATATTGTGGTGCTTTTCGGGCAAATTTTTGTGGATTGGCTGATTTAGATAAAGCAAGCAATTTTTTTAATTTTGCTAAGTAATCGGTCTCTTTTATTCATCTATATCACCCCAATCAATCAAAAAATCTCTTTGAAAAAATAAATATAAACACCGTTTTATCTTTTCGTCTGCGAGCATGAAACTTACTTACACCTTTCAAGGATTTAATCTTCATCGCCATTTTTCTGTCAATGGATTTAGTAACAAAGGGGAAAGTTAAGTAATATTTAGCTCTTTCCATCTCTCCCCATACTGCCTTTGGTAAATGAGCATTAATCATTAGCTTTAGTTCTTCTTTAAGAGTCATTTTTACACCTCGTTACTGATTAAACCGATTTACCTGTAATCTTAATTTCACGTTCTGTAATCTTTTAAGGCTATTGGCTGTGAATATTAAGGTGGCATTTACATCTTCATCTCGCAGGTATTTTTGTGCCTCTTCAAGTTGCTCTATGCAGTAGGCGATACCTTCATTTACCGCTTTTTTTCATTTTCAGTTATCATTTATTCCTCCTTAAAAGGTCTTATTGCCACTCGTTCACAAAATGCCATGCGATTTTCGCACCATGCTTTGTTTTCGCTTGTGGCGTTTAACATTGCCACGTCCCATGCTTTTGCTGCGTCTGCATATTTGCCTGCTTGCTCTAGTTTTGCCACCTCTTTGCTCCAATGAGTAAAGCGGTTAAAAGTTGGCTTTTTCATTTTTTGCTCCTGTTGGTTATGATTTAAAACACTTTATAAACGCCCCTTAAATCAGGTTTAAAGAGCGTTGAAAAGGGTTTTATAAGTATCTGGCAAATACCCAGAATATAAATCCAAGAAAGATGAAATAAGCAATCATCACCAATTCACTCATCACTTCACCTCCTGCTCAAACGGTGTTATCACAAAATCTTCCACGCCTTTGCGGATTGTGACACCAGCCACTGTTGCCGCTAGTTCTGGTTCGTTGAGCATGGCATCTTTGTTAATTTCTTCTTTAGTGCGGATAAAACGCAGTAGCCAGAGGGTTTTTAGGCTTTCGATGACGCTATCTACGCCACGCACCGCTACACTTGGTGGGCGTTGGCGCCATTGCACTTCGCCTGTGTTAAATACGCCTGTTTTGGTTTTGCCGTTTTGCGTAAGTTCATCACGTCGACTTTCACACCACGCTTGCACCGCTTGTTGCACAGGCTCAATTTGCTCTTTAAGTGCGGTGATTTTGGGGGCGTATTTTTCAGTGATTGTCGCTAGTTCGTTGTTTTGTTCGATAGCGGTTTGTTCTAGCTGGCGTTGTAGGTCGCCAATTTGTTTAATCGCCAACTCCACATCATCACGACTTTGTAAGCGTACTGCGTGGGTGTCGGTTTTAATTCGGGGTGCTTTTTTAGCCATTGTTTTTCACCTGTTGGTTAGTTTTGTGGTATATCAGTATTTTTTGCGTTGCAGATATAAGGGTAGTGGTCTGCGTTGATTTTTGGGGTGATGCCTTTTTCATTGACGACTAAATAAGTCACACCATCAATGCAAACCTCGCTTATTCGCCCAAGTAAACCGCCGTAGTAAGTTTTGTTTCTGTCTGTTTTCTGCCACGGCTCATCACAAGCAGATAGAGCTAAAAGTGCGGTTAAAATAATGAGAGTTTTTTTCATTGTTGCTCCTAGTGCTTTATTTCTGTTGGTGTTCGTTTGGGTTGAATATCAATATCTTCCACTCTAAAAATAGTGCGGATGCCCTCTACCATAAATTGCCCCTCGCTGTAGCGTATGGCTTTGTCGTCTGAGCCATGCTTGAAGATAATAGCCTTGTCTTCTACAAGCATTTGTTCGGTCACTTTGTTATGCATTACTCGCAAGGTTGGCTTAATTCGACTAAAGTCAATGTCTGTGACTGTTAGCCCCATAGCGTTGCAATACATCACCGCTTTTTGTGCTTGTTCTAGGAATTTGTAAGCTAGGTGGTTGCCTTTGTTTAGGCGTTTGGTTTTCATTTTTATTCTCCTTTTCCGAGTAATTCGGCTCTGGCTTGTGTAATTAAATCTGCATCAATGAGGCGGTTTGAGCCTTTTGCCACCATTCCTGCAAGGCGTAGGGTGTGGGTTAAAATTCGCAAACCTCCACCTGTTTCGGTAATGCGTTGCATTACTTCTAAGGCCTCTTGGTTATCCCTCAGTCCCCACGCTTCTGCAACCGCTTTAGTGTCTGCCTGCTTGGTTTTCTGAATGCTGGTGCGTTTAGCATTGCGTGACCAAAGTCTGCCGTATTCGTGAGCGGGTTAATGCCGCCCTTGATACGGGTGTAAACCTTGTCATTACCGATTAACACTAAGCCAACCCCTGAGCCTATATCACTTTCATTGGTAATTTCTTCTTGTAATAAGCGAAGCTCCTCTAAGGCTTCATAAGGAAGGTGGTCGGCTTCATCAACAATCAGTAAGCCTTCTGTGCCTTTGATTTTACGAGCAATTAAGCGTGATAATGTGCCTTTGCGACGTGGGGTATCTGAAATGCCGACTTCCAAGGCGATTTCGTAGAGAATTTCACTTAAACTTGAACGGCTAGGGCTAGCTGTTACTACCCATACGTTGTTGTAGCGACGGCGATATTCTCTTGCTGCTTGGGTTTTACCTACACCGCTTGCGCCATGAATAATGGCAAGCACATTAGCATTTTGAGCAAAGCGCAAGGTGCTGAAAATTTGCGTTGCTGTTTTGGTTTCGATAAAACTCGGGGCTTCTATAAACTCACGCAGTTTTTGAGCTAACCTTTCAAAGTATGCCGTGAGCTTTGCTTCTACCTCTTCGATATTGCCTTTGTAACTTTCGCTAAGGTAGGCACTTAATGCCCCCCGCACTTAAACCTGCTTCTTTGGCAATTCGGGTTTGCGTTGCCCCTGTTTCAGCGATGTGCTGTCTTACTTGCTCAATAACGTTCATTTTTGCTCCTTATTATTCGGTTATCTTCAACTTCGTTTGATTTGCCAAGGCAATATCAAACACACTTAATTCTTCATCTACATCTTCTTCTATCTCAGCTTCTCTTTTCATCAAGCGGATAGCGTTATGCTCAATCACTTCTTCATATTCCACTTCAATTGCTCTTGATGGTTGTGAAATTGGGTCAGGGATAATCTCCATAAATTGCTCATCAAATTCAGGCGATGGGACGTAGCTTTCCAACTCCATCTCTTCCGCTTTCATTCGCTGTTCAATCGCTTTCACGGTATGTTTTGTCCAATTGCGAAGTGCATTGTTATACTCACGTCCTTTCATTTGGTCGCCAAAGCCTGCTTTCTCGGTAATTTGTGCTTCACCAAGGTATTCCCCTGTTAGGGCATACACCCACACTTTGTCGTGCAAGTTGGCTGGGTCGTAACGCACCACCACCCGTTTGTGCATTGAACCGATAAGCTCCAAGGCTTCATAGCGGTTTTTGTTACTGCCAATCTTGCCTGCGTTAAGATGGAATGTGCCGTTTTGTTTTAGGCTCACTTCTTCGTGCAAGGTAAGCAGTAAACGCATTTGGCTTTCAGTAACAGGGCGTTTTTCCGCTACCGCCCAATCTCGTTCAAAGGCTTGTGCATAACTCATTTGCCCTGCACAAATTTCTGTTAAGCGATTGGCGACGTTGTTCCATTGTTGAATACCTTGCTCAAGGGCAAGAATAAAAGTATCGTAGTCGGCTGGCTGTTCTGAGCCGTTTTTGCCGTCATAATCAGGCTTTTCATAGGCATTTGCCCCTGCGTAGGCATTTCGTAACAATAGGTGTTTATCTACATAATCCCCTAAACCACCATGAGAAAAGGCACGCTCAATCGGTTTTGCCTGTCCTCGCCCTTTGCCAAATTGAATGGAAGTCCAGTGCAGTTCTATGCCAAGGGCAGGGATAATCCCTTTCACTTCGTTTTCATTTACAGGGTAGCGATAACGGGTTTTTACCCCACCTGTCATTTTCTTATTGGCTGCCGCTCGGGTGTTGTCGATGGTCAGATGTTTTGGCAAACCATAACGGCTGATCACATCAAGCAAACTCAAGCGGATCACGTCAGTGTTTTCCGATTTATCGGTTCTTGCCGCTAAAATTTTGCGAGTGCGAACGTCTTGCCACAGCCACGTCTTGGGCCGTTTTACTTCACCATCAGGGAAACGCACCCACACATTGTGCTGATAGCCGTCGCCGTTGATCCATTCCATTGCTTCAAGCATTGCCACTGTCCGCACCTGTGATGGATACATTTGGCTGAGAGCGTATTTACCGCCACGTCGATACACTTCTTCGGTTTTAGGGACTTCTCGTGCCATTTTGCGTTTTAATGAAGAAAGCGAAGGGATTTTCCAAGTATTTAACACCGCTGCTTGTTTTAATACTTGGTAGCTATGTGCAATGCTCGGTTGCTCTCGGCTGTAGTAGAAATTTTTGAAGAATTTCCACGCTGCCTCATCCATCTCTGCCGTTTTTTTCGTCCCTTTACCACTGTTATTGAGCAATAACGGCAGTCAATCTTCACGAGGGGCGTTTTTAATGAGATACCACCAGTTTTTTAATGAACCTACGGTCAGTTTCTTTTGGTTGTTTTGTTGTCTTTCTGCATTCTCTTTGCCGCATACTGCGTCAAAGGCATTTAAAACATTCACGCCACTTTCCACTAAATTTGCCACCGCAAACATTACGCCTAGCTTAATTTTGGCTTGTTCTTGAGCTTTGTGACTCGCATCGTCCCACATTTGCCATAATTCATTACTGGCAAGCGGTCGGTTTTGCTCAATTTTTTGCAATTCCGCTGCGGTTTGTTGTGGGGTGGTTTTGAGTAGGATCTCTTGCTGCACTTCGATTGGAAGACTGCTAAAGGCGTACTCTAAGCCACCGCCACGACCTTCACGTTTACGAGATTGCCAGTTTTCACGTTTGGCTTGCACAGATATATTTTTGGGTGCTTTTGGCAATCCTAATAAACCTAAATCAGCTAATTCATACACTGAATAATGTGTTTTTAAGCTAACCTGTTCCATAAATGTTCCTTTTTATAACTTTTATGGTTAAAATTAGTATTTATTGTGCAATGTTGGTCGTCTATTACGTTCCGCAAATCGCCCAGCCCAGATGATTTCTGGTGGAACACCTATCGCATTTGCGATAAGTCGTTCCATTTTGGGATAAGGTTTATCTAAAACGCTTTTTAAGGTGTTGTAGCTAACCTTTCCTTCATTAGCTAAAGATCGTAGTGACCAACCTTTTTTTCTAAGCTCCGCTAGAATGTCTGCTCTATGCCAGTCCTGTTCTGCGGTTTTTTTTGAATTTTCTAATACACTCATTTAATACACCTTTTTTGCTGTACCTGATGTGATGTATATTAACTGTAATAGTTTAATTTATCTAAATTTTATACCGATTTTTTGAGTTTATTTAATCAAATCAATAACTTAAATTAAACTATTACGGGTAATTCTTTTTTAATTATTTCGTAACAGATAGTTTTTGTTAACTATTACGGAAAAGGAGCTAACCAATATGAGTAAAGAAGACAATTTCCCTGAGAGAATTGATTTTGTAATAAATAAATTGAATGGACCGAGTGAATTTGCTCGGCAAACAGGTGTAACTTTATCCACGATAGCAAGGTGGCGAAAGGGTGAAGCTGAACCATCTAGACCTAATTTAGTAAGAATTGCTGAAGCTACTGGAGTAAGTATTCAATGGCTTGCAACAGGTGAAGAAGAGCCTAAAAAAACTATCGAAAGATCAGTAGAGAGGGTAAAGGCTTTAACAGAAGAAGCAGTAACAATGATTGCCAGTTACAGTAGCATCAACGTTTCTGCAGGCTTTGGCAGCTTTAACGAAGGAGTAACCAAGCCAGACGGGCAAGAGCCTTACTTTGACAGCCTATTACAAAGCCTGCGAGTAAACCCTGAGAATTGCGCGGTATTTTGGGCGAACGGCGATTCAATGTATCCAACGATTGATGATGGCGACCAACTGCTTGTAGATTTAAGCAAAAATGAAATGAAAGGAAGCGATAAGATTTACCTAGTACAAAACGGTGAGAGCGTATGGGTTAAGCGAGTTAAAATGAAATGGGATGGTATAGACCTTATTAGTGATAACAAAGAAGAATACCCACCAATCGCTATATCTGGCGAAGATGCCCAGAACCTACAAATTATTGGGCAAGTAGTGCATATCGGCAAAAGCCTTGTTTAAAGAGCGTTTGAACGGGTTTTACAGCCCGTTTAAATTTCTTAGTTTTGCCGAACCATTTTGAAATTTCCGCCCAATTCATTATTTTTTCTTAGTTTTACTTTTCTTGCTAATAAAAAAGGGGCAATACATCGCAAAGCCCCTGTTTTCAATATTCCGACCACTTAATTTCATTTATTTCAACCAAATCCCTATTTGTTTTTTTATTTTCTTGGTTTTTATGGTTGGGTACATCTGTTTTTAATGCATCTTTGTTAATAGATAGGGTATATGCTTTAGCTGTAATACCGCCTTGTTCTCCCCCAGAAACATTGAGAATACTTTCGCTAGCATCCTTAGCCACTGTGGTTCTTGCATCACTCACTGCAGTATAAACAGCTTTACCACTTACCGCTTTTTCTTCGTTAGAAGTGACCGCACCTTTTTGTAATGCAAAGGTTACGGTAACATCACTACCAGCTGGTGCAGCTGTTGCACTAATATCTGCACTACCAACAAACTTCATCATGCCAGCAGAGAGTTTTAGTTTTTCAAATGAATTTGCTGCTCTACCAGTCTTATTGTCAGTGACTTTCATCGTCACATTTTTCAACTGAGCAACGTTGACAGCGTCGGTATCGGCAGAACCTGCGGCGACGCCGATTAATTGTCTGGTTTTAATCCTGTTATTATCTTGTTTATATGTTTGACTAGCTGCATCCCAATATTTACCCTCGACATTCCCGATAGAAACAGCACCATATCCTGATTGCCACTCCTTATTAGATGAAGTAGATACTGCAAAAGCATTTGGATCATATCCTTGACCACCAGCTGCCCTATCAACATAAGAAGCAGCACCTAAGGCAACTGAATTATCTACTTTAGAAACGGATATCAAACCAAACGCTAAAGCACCATTACCTTCTCCTCTTGCACCTTTACCTAAGGCAAAAGCATTTCCACCATTTGCTCTAGTTGATTGACCAATAGCAATAGTATCTGAGCCTGTTGTTTGAGCATCTAAGCCAATTGCAATCGCACTTTTTTCATTATCAGGTCGGTTAGTAGTAGTCGGGTTGTTTTTCGCCCCATAACCAATTGCCACGGAGCCATCAACATCCGACACGGCACCAGCACCAATCGCAATGGCTCCTTCTTTCGCTTTATCATTAGCTTTGTTAATATTTTCATCAACTAAATTGTCATTGATATTCGAATCTCTTGGTTTTGTATTATTCACCGAAAAATACTGCACACTAGAACCGCTTACCACTTTTTTCAATTGCGCTACGTTGACCGCATCTGTATCGGCGGAACCAGCGGCGACACCAGTAATTCTGCGAGTTGCTGTAGAGCCATTACCAACGGAAACTTCGCCATGAGTTGGTTTCCAAATGGCATCTGCCACATTCGCTTCGCTTGTATAAGCTACTTTTGTTGCTGGGTTATAACCAAAATTAGTTAGGATTGCAGTATTTCTTGAGTTGCTTCCTAGAGCCACGCTGTTTGCGAATGTTGCTTGAGCATCAGCACCTAATGCAAGTCCATTAGTATTCAAGGCTTTAGCCGCCTTACCGATGGCAACACCACCATCAATAATTGAGCTATCATGCCCAACTCTCGCACCATCACCAATAATGACCGCACTTGTTGGTTTGTGAGCATTGTTATTATGGGTTCCTGCATCATATCCGATAACAACCGTTTTTTCGCCTTCAGCTTTTACTCTATTACCGATAGCAATAGCGTACTGAGCACTAGCTTCAGATTCATTCGCAAAAGCAAAAGCATTATCTGCGGTTATTTTTGTGTTATATCCCATACCATAAGACTGATTTCCGCTTACCGTAGGAGTTGTGTGTCCATTATCTCGTTTACCAATAAACGCAGATTTATTGCCTGTTACCGCAATATGAGAACCTATGGCAATTGAAAACTCACCTGCAGCACCTGCCTCATCCTTACCAACCCAAGATTTATCTGTATCTGTATCCGTTTGTTTTCCTGTTGAAGCGTAATGACCAATAGCAATTGATTGAGAACCACCAGCTCTTGCATTAACACTTGCAGCTAAAGATTCTTGACCTGTGGTTCTTGCACCTTTACCAACAGCAACAGAATCTTGACCTTTCCCCTCCGCACTATTTCCTAAGGAAATCACATTAGACTCGGTTGCTTTTGCATTTGGTCCAATAGCGATTGCATCAGCCCCTGATGCTCCCTCATTTGAGTAGTTTCCTGCTTTTAATTTTTCTTTTTCCTCAGCAGTTAAAATATTAGCTAATTTTTCTTTCGTTGTGTCTGCAGCTTTAGCAGCTTCCAATGCCTCCATATATTTCGCAATATCAAATTTATTATTTGTTTGATATTTTGGGTCATTTACTGCTGCTAATGCTTTAAGATTAGTCGCTTTATCTACAATCTAGGTTTTCTTCTCTAACTCTTTTAATTGGTCTACTATCTCTTTAATGTTAGCTTCATTGATTTGTTTCCCGTCCGCTTTTCTCGCATCAACGGTTAATTTTTGGACTTTCAATCTAACATAATTTTTATAATCAACCTCTTTCTGTGCAATTGCTTGCAATTCTTTTCCACTTTTTACAGAGAAAAATCTAACCTTACTATCAGCTTTTTCTGTTGCGCCATCTAAGCGGTCTTCAATAGTTTTTAACTGCGAAACTGTTACGGCATCTGAGTCTCTATAACCTGATGCGACATTAATTATGCGGCGTTCATTACCTCTAGCACCAACAGATAAAACCCCCACTTTTGAAGAAGAAGGAATAGAATATGATCCTCTTGCTGTATATCTAGGTTTGGCAAGTTCTGTTTCTGTGTAATCCACAACAGATCTATAACCTAAAGCCACTGAGTTTGCTAAGGTTGTAGATTGCGCGCCATCACCGATAGCAATACCCCTTTCTACGGTAACTTTTGAGTCATTACCAATACCAATTTGGTAAGACTTATTCCCTCCACTTAAGTGCACCGCATTACCAATACCGATACTTGCCCTTGAATTATTATACACACCATAACCGATAGAAACGGAGTTATCTTTTCCGACCAAAGCACCAATACCAAGACCTACGGAGCCAGCGCCTAACAC